ATAAGGACATCAGCATCCGCGCTTTGCAACAAACGAAACTGCAAATTAATTATCACAGATCCTGGTTTATCTATTTTCAGCCATTGACAAGTATATACAATGCATTGTTCCATAAAATCCTGAAAAATTAATCCATATGTCTTTAAAGTGCAATCATTCTCACCACTAGATAATGCCTTTTCTGTAGCAGTAACACGTCCAGTCTTAGGCACAAGTAATTGTAATCCATAGAGGGACATCCTCTGTTCAAGATCGTCCAAACTCTCTCTACCAGACCCGATTGCCGCACCACTGTGCTCTACGAAGCGCAAATCGGACTCCTCCCGCATACTGTGGATCATGCGGTTCGGCCCAATTGCTATCTTTGTTGGGTCTTCCGCTAACATCTTTCCGAACAAAATAGGGACTCGTGCGTAATGCAAAATATTCGCCTGATCTGACTGTGATTGGTAATGTGCTAAATTCAAAAAAGCTAAGTCCTCCAAGCAGGGGACACTGGTCATAAAGGTAATCTTATCACCAGGTCTATAAATTGCTAAGGGTATTTCTTCAGTGAATGTAGTTTTTCCACTTTCAACTAATTTCCAATCCTTTTCATTTCCATCAGTAATATCTTCATAAACTTCATACGATCCTAAATTTATCACTCTAATTCTGGTAACTGCTATCGTTCCATATTTTCCCTTATCCTTATTAATAGATTCCTTAATTCTTATTTGAGTTAATCGAGTCTTGCCATTATATTTTTCAGTTTTCCAACCTATGAGATTGCTGGAAAGTATATGCACCCAGTAAGGGCTTAAATTCCTTTTCTTCTCTTCCTCTTTAGTTAGTCCTTCTTCTGAAGGTGGATAATCCACGAGCACAAATGTGATTCCATCAATGAGTCCAGCCTCAAATACCTTTTTAGCAAATACCGCCAAATTATTATTCTCACGATCTATATTCTCAGCTAAGTCTTTTACTTCCTGAGGATTATCATCTTGCAAAACAACTGGTTTACTGAATATTTGACCGGAAAGATAAAGAACAGTGCGGCGAAAAGCATTCAGGAGATATGTTCTTGCCAATCTCACTTCATAGGCTGTTTGACTTTCCTCCGGTTCTTTTGGTAAGAAAGTCTCACCCTTGGCTTTCATAGCCTCAGTCCCACCCATCAGAGCATTAGGAAGTTCCAATCGCTTTTGATGAACAATATACTCATCACAAGGCCAACCTACATTATCTTCTGGGGGCTTTGCTGGACTATTCTTCGCCATAATTATAACCACCTTGGACTACAATATTATTTACTAGTTCTGATATAGACTTGTCCCACCGTTTTAGTTTCTTATTAAATTTTAGAGTTTCAGTGCGTTTTATTATACTTTCTTGGGAAAGTTTACTGCCCTTCTTTCCCTCACTTATGTTCTTTCTATGCTCTGCAGATTGTGGTCCTGTTTTCTTCCCCTTTTTAGCAATACTTTGTCTTTGTTTAGTTTCCTCTGAAGATGGGACGCCTTTATTCCAAGCTACCTGTCCAATATGACTCTCACTGAGATGTTGAATATGTTCTTCTGAAAATTCCCTTCCCCACCAATAATTATTTTCACCACTCTTAGCCTCACTTTACTTCTTCCTGGTTTCCTCAGAATGATGTGTCCCAATTTTAGCATCACTCTGTTTCTTTCTAGTTTCCTCAGAAACTACTTTACCTCTGTGAATATCACCAATCATCAGACAAAATTCTTCTGGCCAGTGTAATCCCCAATTCCAAGCACCTTCTCCACTACGTTGCTCACTCCACAGTTTCCTAGTTTCTTCAGAAGGAATCCAACCACAATTTCCATCCCCACCATCATTCAAGTTAGCTAAACATCCAGTTCCATTATTTATTCTGCCATAGGCAGCTATAAACTCTCGTTCATATTCATTAGCTTCATCATTAGTCAAACCTACCAAAATCTTTTCCTCTATAAAATCCAAACCCTGTTCCCACAACTTGATTATTATATTAACTTTGATATCTCTTGGTAGTGATGGATCTTTCCAACATCTCTTAGCTTCCCTACGATGAGTGGTCATCCTGCTATTACATCCTCTGCCAGCATAAAACGGTTGCCAGAATTCTGGCTCGATTGGATCAATTTTGTCTGGGCGTCTGAGGTAATATAAATAAAATATGTCTAAATTTTCATCTTCACACTTCATGCAGTTTCTCTTTAAATATAAAATAAACTCATTATCTAATTATAACACATATCTGTAGTTTAGATTAGCATTTCACGAGAAAAAACCTCAGTGCTGATAATGGGATATTCGTATACGATAAAGTATCCCAGACCGTCGGAGCTATGGGTTACGCGCTCATCATATCTTTTATCTATTTCCCCACTACCACCTTCTAATAGACGGACACTTTCAAAATCTCTAATTAGGTTTGGTGCTTTAGTTGGATCTATCATTAGTCTTACTGCACCAGACTTACTCATCAACCTACTATTCACACTATTAACACGTACACGTTCACGCGGATTGCTTTTGGGTATTCTATAAAATACATTATTATTCCATTTATTCTTGAACGAATCTTTTACTAAATCCCAGTCACTTCCAGCTATCTGACTTGTACCCTTAGAACCACCAGTAGCATCACCATAACATATAACTCTGCCTTGATGTTCTCCCCAATCTTGAATTAATTTATTACAGACTGCTGGTGTGTTGCTGTTACGGGGGATATGTACCTCTCCAATCACACCAGTACCCCAAATAGGTTCTTGAAAATACTCACCATTACGCTCTGCCCACTGGAATTGCCCAGGCATAGGCTGTTCCTGACACACAACAGCGACTCCAGGATTTACGTTAAAGTCAAAACAGAATATAAGGTCATGTTTTGGATTATATGTTAATGGTGTGCTAGCATGAATAAGTGGATTGAAAGGATAATAAGCCTTCCCATGGAATGACACAAAGTTGGCTTCGTATTCTTGCATATAGGAGAGGTCATCAAGATCTCTCCTAGCTGCTTCTATTTCTGAAGCTGGAAGAATATCAGCACTCTTCCAATGAAATCCATCCCACTCTGGTATTCTACCTTCAGCCTTTGCTTTTGTAGCAATGGCTTTAGCGTCTTCAAATAATGTATAGTAGTGATTACGGCCTTCGGGAACACCAATAAACCAAGCCCAACCATTTCTATCAGACAGTGATGGGCGTACGTGCAAATTCCATACATCAGGTTTCATATTTGCATATTCGTCTAATACACCACCATCCCAAGGTACACCTTCGATTCGTTCGGGTTTGTCTAAGCCCAACACACTTACGGTAGACCATCGCAATTCTATAGTTAATTTACTTTTCCATATACTTTTTTGTCTACCATATTTAAAAGCCCAATCCGGGATCATAGCTAAAATATCATCCCAGTAAATAGATTGAGCCTGTGCCCAAGTAGGTGCAGCAAAGAAATACCTTGGGTTTTGTATAGAAGGGTCTACCGGATTAGGTATAGTGTCAGACCACGGTTCTATAGCCCTAGATAAGAGATATCTCTTAGCGATTTCACTATTATGTGTAATGATCCCACCAGCAATAAAATTATGATTATCCTCAATAGTCAGGTCATATGTTGGTTGCTCTTCAGAAACTGGTCTTATAGATCTTATGGGTTCCCAATAAATATCTCCATGTATATATTTATCAAAATAACCATCTGTATATGGTAGTAATCTTCCTAACTTTCTCACAGTTGTCTGATTTCTATTTTGTTTTCTGCAACCATTCAATAGTGATAGTAATCCCGTTGGGGCATCCCAAATTTTAGCATTAGGGGCTTTTCTAAAACCCTTTATATGATGTTCTTCTCTCGAAACTTTCTCATACACAAGATGGGGTAATAAATCTTCATATTTAATCGGAACTACATCTGTATTGGAAGCCCCTTTTGATTTTATAGCCTTATTGTAGGCATTGTTTAGCTGCTTTTCTTTGCTAAGAATACCAATTCTATCATGTATAGTTTCTATATCGAATTTAGATCTACTACTAATGCCACAACCATAGAATACTTTCCCATCACACTTTGGAGCACCTTCCCCAAAACATCCCCTTATACCAAATTTTCTAAGCAGGAAAGTTAGTTGTCTAACCATATGTTGATTAGCTAACCCAATCCCAAATTGTCCATTTTTATCTACCCAACCATCACAAGCTATAAATAGATTTAGAAAATGAGCTATTAAATCTTCACGCAAAGAAAAAATAAAATCTGGTATGAATTTAGTTTTACTAATTTTTCCCCACAATCCAACAGACTCCAAATAAAGCCTTAGCTGATTCTGACTACCCCTGTGACCCCCATTTCTCTCACCATTAAAAAAACCATGACCACAACCACCATCACTATGGTGTGTCAATCCCCATTTTTCCATGACCTTCACAAATACATTTATTATTTCTGGAGTGCCATTACTTATTCCATAATGACTGCCTTCTGCTAACCAGATAGATAAAACTGATAATTTATCGATATCACATTCTTCTGATCCAAATGGTAATCTTTTGGGTACTGCAATCAAATCATCATCTTGTAAACCACCAACTTCAACCCAGCCCCTGCCTGTGAGTATCGGATGATTAGTAGTGCATATTAATTTTCCCGTTCTTGTCCATAATTCTACTACTGGCTTTTTGCCATTAGAAATAGAATGTAAAACCTTCTTGTCTTCCAATATGAAAGTGTTCTCATTTAGAGATACCACTATATCACCAGGGAGAACATCCTGAACATTTTTAATACTCCCATCAGACATAGCTATAGGGGTGTCCTTAGCAAGACACTTTCCGCTACGCCTGCCCGCGGGCACCACCTTAAAACGGGTAGGTTGAAACATCAGTCTATATTGTTCTGCATGTGGGCGCAATGGTTTACATCGTAACATATGACCTTCTAATGCCGAGTTACTTCACTCATACACTCCTGACCCTCATCTTCTTCTTTAGTCAGCAGAAGTGTTGGATCAGTTTCTGGTGTTGGCATGGTTGGGAAAATACCAGCTTTCTTTTGATCAGACAACATATTCTTAAGCTGATCAAGTAAGTATTCAGCATCTTGACCCTTCTTGAAATCCATTCCCATCAATTTCTGGAGAGATTCTATTGCTTTCATACTGTCGTAAATTTCTGGCTTGATCTTTGTGGTTTTTCTTGGATTCTTCCCACCATATTCTGTAGTTTCCACTGTCCAGTTTGCAATAGCAGCATGATCCTCAGGAGAGATTTGATCATCTGATAGATACTCAATCCCGCTATTATCTCGTGTCTTTATTATTCTATGGATATTAAAATTAGCAACATTAACAATTCTTTTTAATGTGCTTTTTACAATACATTTTCTAATATGTTCTACATAATTTTCTGACGTATCATTTTCATCAAGGCTACCACCAACTTCTGAAATCTCCTTTCGGAGCTGTTCTATATATATTGGGATATATTTATTTTCTTTACAGGCTTTGCTATTACCATATCCTTTGGCTAGTCCAGCATCCCTAGCTGCTTTAGCTTTATTTCCACCATTAACTACCAAGTTTCTGCAGTACATTGCTGCTCTTGGGGACAGATTACACTCTACCCCATCGTATACCTTCACCCCTTCCTTTGGAGTTGGTGGTTTTTTAATCTTCTTAATTGGTTTTCGTTCTGTTGCCATAATGGGATCACCCCGACCTTTTCAATTCAGTTCCACTGCAACTGTCATACATTCAGAATGTGATTCGTCATCATCCCAATGACCACCACATCCAGAACACATCCATCTACTACAAAAACTATTTTCTACTGTTTCTAATGGGTATGGATCATAATGACAAAAACAACCCCCTTCTTTACCAACAAGAAAGAAGTAACATTTCTCACAACGATGCCATTCTGGTCTCATTCTGCAGACTCAATTAGTGATTGTGGGTCAATTTCAAACCTCGAAACCCTAACCTTAGCCACCCGCAAATTCCCATTGGATTTAGTTATAATTAGCATTTCTTCAGAGGATAGATTAACAAGTGATTCCCATACTTCAATTTCAGTAGTGTATGGGAACTTACTATCTCGATATTTATTTAGATCTACTAACAAAGAACTTCCTTATCTAATAACTAAACTGCCTGTATTTACTATCTTAAAGAGATGTTGAAGTAAAAAACCAACAAACCCACCACCAATTGCAGCAAGCACCATCAAAATAGGAGTAGAAAGACCAGCCCTACCCTTACTTTCATATTTCGAAGCTTCAAGTAAGCCTATACGATCTGTCAGTCTGGTAGTCAAATCTGCCAATTGTGTTGCTATTGTTGAAGCTGTTGTCGCCACCATACTTCTTAATGCTTCTGCAGAGTCTGAAACCTGTTTAGCAAGTACAGTAGCAGCAAGATTGGTTCTCTCAGTTGCCACTGCTACAGCATTCACATCCACCACCCGAATGGCATCTAGTCTGGCTGATTCTGCAGAAGCAAGTTTAGCATCATACTCAGCACGAAGTGCCATTTGTTCATTTATTCGCCGTGCCTCTGCATCACGTAAATCATCAAGACGCTTTACAGCAGCTTCAACTAATTGCAATACATTCTTAGTTGGATCAAATACCTCTGGACTATCGCCATAACCATAGTTATTGTGATTGTTCCTTTTTCTGCTCATCCATAAAACCTCCGGAGTAAATGGTATATCTATGCTGGGTGTGGGACATCGTACCACACTCTCCAAGTGTTAAAAGATAGAAACAAACACTCACTTGGGTCTGCTCCTATAGTTATTCTATTCCCAGTTTTCAATCCACATAAACTAATTCTGCCTTTTGCAAAACCACCTACATAAACGACCCACCATTCAACTATCCATACACACAATTAAGCAACCCTCCGCATAACAACTACACCACTATGATCATCATGTGTATGTTGATCAAACTTCTCCCATCTTTCCTTGCGATCTTTTTTCAGTTCATCTAATATACGATTCAAGGTGTCCCACTGCACATATTTTTCTGGGAGATTGCGCTGACATTCCTGATGTTCTTTGGTGTATTCTTTTAAATCTTTTCTAATATTATCTATAGATTCTTTAAATCCTGCAAAAGCCCCATTTAGTTCTAATTTTACTTCTGTCCTTTCTCTCATTCTGTTTTCTATACTAATCTCAGAACCATAAGAAGTTCCATCTGGGATCCCACCAAGCCGAATCACATTGTATTTAAAAAGGATCAACCCAACTACTATCATCGCAGCAATAGCTATAACAGCACCAACCAAAGTATCTATTGTAGAAAAATCAACAGTTTGAGGTGAGTTAATCGGGATTGAAGAGGTCATAGAACCAGCAGTAGCTATAAACCATAGTAGCATGAATAGGCCCCTTTTGTATAAAGTTAATAGAATCCATGATACAAGCGATGGGGATTGATTAAAAGTTGTAGTGGGTAAAGGTGTTTATATGGTCTTGTGATTATTGTGTCATAGTCAGACTGATAAGACATTGGACTATACTTCCAAATATTTTGTGTTATAATATAATCTAC